GGTTCGCAGGGACTTCAATCAAGAGCCTCGGCAAGTTCGTTGCGGAGCACAAGTCCGAGATCAAGAAGGCCATTCCGATTGTCGTCGGTTTCATTGCGGCATGGAAGGGATACAAGGTCATAAGCTCAGCTGCAAAGGCCGTAGGTTCATTTGCTGACAAAATCAGGAAGATACCAAGCAATCCCGTCCCATCCCTCCCTAAGCCTGAGGAGACGCTCCCAAGCGGTGAGGCGATGGAACAGACTGCCAGGAAGATGGTAGCCAGCGGAAAGGCATTCGCACTTGCCGGTGCAGGCGTTCTTCTCATCTCGGCAGGATTCGCCCTTCTTGCCTACTCTTCCATCAAGCTTGCAAATGCCGGGCCTCTTGCCATCGGCGTCATGGCCGGCATGGTTGGAGGGCTCATGGCGGTAGGGGCAGGCATCACGTTCATGATCAAGGCACTTGCCCCGGCAGTGGGACAGCTCAATGCAGTCGGGCCGGCGCTTCTCATGGTCGGAGGGGCCGTGCTTCTCGTTTCGGCGGGAATTTCGCTTCTGTCGTATTCAGCCATTCAGCTAGCAGCGGCAGGGCCGCTCGCAATCGGAGTGATGGTGGGAATGGTTGCAGCTATTGCAGGACTTGCCGTTGGAGCTGCTGCCATTGGACCAGCGCTTACGGCAGGGGCTGTCGGATTCATCGCATTCGGCGCAGCCATTGCGCTTGTGGGTGCAGGCGCACTCATGGCTTCAGCCGGGCTCGCGCTCGTGGCTGGCGCCCTTCCTGCCGTCGTCCAGTACGGCGCATCGGGAGCCGTCAGCATTGCTGCGCTTGCAGGAGCCATCACGCTCTTCGGACTCGGCACGCTTGCAGCAGTTCCCGGAACGCTTCTTCTCGGCGCTGCACTCCTCGTCCTTGGAACAGGAGCGGCGGTGGCCGGAGCAGGGGCAGTCGTTCTCGGAGCGGGCATGGCAGTTGTTGGTGCAGGACTTGTGGCAGCATCGGGCGGTGCTGCGCTTCTTTCGCCTCTCATCCTTGCAATGGGTGCCTCAATGGCCACGGCATCAGCCGGGGCGCTCGCGTTCTCGTCTTCGCTTGTCGCGTTCAGCGGATCGGCAGTCATGGCATCTGGATCATCAGTTGCTCTTGGAGGCGCGCTTGTCGTCTCATCCGCCGGAATGGTGGCATTCGGGGCATCCGTGACGGTCGCTTCGGCTGGCATGGTGGTGCTCTCAGCTAGCCTCGTTGCGGTGAGGGCAAGCCTCTCATCCATCAGCGGCAGCGCAAAGTCAACATCAAATTCACTCAAGGCCATGAAGTCATCAGTAAGCTTCGTAAGCACGGCCATGAAGGGCCTTGGAAGCATGTGCAAGTCAGCCGTAAGCTCAATGATAAGCGCATTCTCAAGTGCCGAGACAAGAGTCGTATCGGCTGGAAGGAACATAGGAAACGGTGCCGTCAGCGGACTGAAGTCCGGCATGTCACGGCTTCCTTCCGTGGCATCGTCAGGAGTGGGCAGTGCAGCAAATGCCATGCGCTCAGGGCATGGAAAGGCCTATTCAGCTGGCGTCTACATCGGGCAGGGACTTGCAGGCGGCATGCGCTCCACACTCGGAGAGGTGAGAAGCGTAGCGGCGCAGCTTGCCAGCGCGGCTGATGCGGCCATCAGGGCAAAGGCAAAGATCCACAGCCCTTCAAGGGTATCGATGAAGCTGGGCGAGTACTTCGGCCAGGGCTTTGCAAACGGCATTGCTGAAATGTCCCGCAATGTGAGACAGGCATCGGCCGAGCTCTTCAGCATTCCTAGGGCTGAATCTCCAAGCCTTTCGCTATCAGGCGGATACGGAGGCACTTCAAGCCTCGACCAGCAGTACAGCTACAGCTCGAGCGGAGAGTACACGATCGTCGTTCCCGTGAAGATTGATGGCCGCGAGGTTGCAAGGACGACCGCTTCGTACACTCAGCAGGAGATTGACAGGGCTGAAAGATTCCAGAGAAAGATAAGGGGTGGTAACTGATATGTCATACAGCTTTGTGGACACGAATGACATCGCTTCGGGAAGCACGCTTCCTGAAGAGGCGATGAGCTTCAACGGCGTGTACCTCGAGAACGAGATAGAAGGCTACCGCACCCTCTCGGTAAGCGGGAGGGAGCTGATGGCCTCGGAAATCGGGAGCACGACGATTGACGGACGTGACGGTGCCGAGTTCAGGCACAGCACATACCCGGCACGCACGATAACGGTGAGATACCAGCTCTCATGCGCTGACAGCAGGACGTTCAGGGAGGCATTCAACAAGATGAACGGCCTTCTTTCAGCCAAGCAGGCGAAGGTGTCATTTGCCGACGAGCCGGACAAGTACTTCATCGGCACAAGGGCAGGAATCACCGAGCCGGATGATGGAACGAACTGCACGAAGGGAGAGTTCGAAATACTGTGCACTGACCCGTTCAAGCATTCCTCAGCAGCTAAGGAGTTCAAGGGAACATGGAAGGATGACCAGGTCGTTGAGGTCGTCATTGAGAACAGCGGCACCGTACCAGTTCCCATAGACTATGAGATCAAGAACACGGCCGAGACGGGCTACATCGGCATAGTGTCAGAGCATGGCGCAATGCAGTTCGGAAAGGTTGAGGAGGCTGACGGGAATACGTACAAGGACAACGAGACGCTCGTCACGCTCTCCGACTTCATTAACGCTGCGGATGACACTGGAGGAACGGACTACATGCATCCCCAGTATGGCGCAAACGGGACGCTTGCAACGCACACATGGTTCAAGAGCACGTTCCTGGGATTCGGAAGCACAGGGACAAAAAAGGGAAATGCCAGCGGAGGGCTGAGAACCATCGAGATTCCAGCTGATTCCAACGGTGCAAAGGGCTGCAAGAACTTCTATGCCTACATTCACCTCATCTTTTATGCAGGGCTCTGGGGACAGACAGGAGAGATGTGCATCAATTTCCTTACATCATCCAACAGGCTTATATGCGGGCTCAACTGGTACAAGACGAGCACCAACGGCAATGACGGACGCTATGACCTTGTCGGAACCGATGGGAAGGTTCTCAGGACGTACACCTACACGACAAGCCATCTCCATTCCGAGAACCCATGGTACTGGGACTGGGGGCACTGCGACATCCGCAAGGAGGGAAGCACAATCACTTTCTTCTACTATGGAGGATATCCGTCTTTCGTCATTCCTGAGGCTGAGAGCCTCGAGTGCGCAAAGATACAGATAGCTGTCAAGCAGTGGCGGGACAGGAGCGGAGACAGGTTCATGTCATTCGCTGGATTCGACAAGTTCATGTTCCAGAAGCTTCATGTCGACAGGTGGAAAGACGTTCCAAACCGCTATCCTTCGGGGTCGACAGTCACCATTGATGGTGAGACGACAAAGTTCTTCGTCGACGGCATGCAGAAGCAGGAGGACGAGGTAAGAGGCACGAAATACTTCAAGGCACCGCCTGGAAAGACGACCGTCAAGGTGCATTCAAGCACATGGGTGAAGTCGCTTCCTGATGTGACCGCAAGGATAAGAGAGGAGTGGATCTAGCATGGAGAACGTGAGAATCATGGTGATGGATGCCAACGGAAGGATGTGCTCATTCCTTGACAACTCGGCACCAGGCGCCATGCACTACTGGAACGACAGGCTCCACACCTATCTCAGGGGGTCGGCATATACGTTCGAGTTCAGGACGTTCACGTCACATGAGGACTCAGGCCTCCTTGAAGTGGGCAACAGCCTGTCGTTCATGTACAAGGGCAAGGGATACTATCTCAGCATCATGACAGCCGAGAGAGGTGAGACCTATACCGACATTACGGCATACGGGCTCTCCCTCGAGCTTACAAATGAGGAGACCGGTGCCTACAAGGCATCATCAGCAATGTCATTCGAGCAGTACATCGATGCGTTCAACTTCGAGAAGCCATTCACCATCGGCATAAACGAGGTAAGCGATAAGAGAATCACGCACGAGTGGGAAGGAAGCGACACGATACTTTCAAGGCTCTTCTCGCTCGCTGACGTATTCGGTGCCGAAATCGAGTTCACGACAGAGCTCAATTCCGACTACTCGCTGAAGCAGATGACCATGAACGTGTACCGCGAGCATGGCGACGACTGCCAGGGAATAGGAAGCGACATGAGAAAGGGAACCCCTCTGCGCTATGGCAGGCAGGTAAGCGGGATAACC